CGCTTGTTAGCCTCGCGAATAGCCTGTATGCGGAACTCCTCTTCCTTGATGCTATCCTTTGTCTCACGCAGCCGCTCCTTGAGCAGGTCCGCCTTTTCGCTGAGCTTTGTAATACCAAGAAGCTGTTCAATAATTTCGCGCTGTTCGTTAGCCTTCATACTAAGGAACGGCTCGGAGTAGGTATTCAGCGCCACAATGTTCTTGAACATGGTGTGACTTAGGCCTAATGTGCGCTCCAGCTCTTCTTGCGTGATTCTGTTCTCGCCTTGTGCCTCGTCGGTCTCCTCAGAGTTGAACTCGTTGCCGGCGATAATAAACGCAAACTTATTAGGCTTGCGTCCTCTCTCTACTCTATATTCGATACCATCCTTAGCAAATTCTAAGGTAACGGACATGTTCTTGCCGTTAGTCTTGTTGATAAGGTTGTCCTTACGAATGTTTGTGAGGGCAACACCATATAGCGCATATGATAGCGCATTTACAATGGTGCTTTTACCTACGCCGTTTCTCGCATCGTGCCCACCGAGGTCAAGATTCTCACCGAGAACCAGCACCAGATCCTTATTCTCAAAGCTAATGCTTTGCGTGACCTGTCCGACAGACATGAAGTTTCGAATGGCTATATTTTTGATGACTATCATAGTTCGTTATACAAAGAAATGAGTTTGCCCTTATCGTAGCTTTGGCTATCGATGGCGTTGAGCTGATCTGTGACAATCTGATCAACAGTCTCAAACTTGATGTCTCCTGTAGCAACATTTAGTTCGTCGTCATCGCGCCTTGGAATGAGCCTTAGTTCTCTAATTTTGAAGTTTTCTACAAACGTTTCTCGTAGGAAGTTAGCTTCTTCGTAAGAGATGTCAACGTCGAGTGTAACCTTTGCGTGAGTATGTTCGTTAAGATATTTTTCGGGCTCTTCTAACAGAGTGCTAAGATCCAATGAAATATATCGAGGACCATCGGCCCAGTTTACATACTCCGGCTCTTCACCCCATTCTAAGAACATAGCACCACGATCGAAATCCCAAATGTCAGCATAGTTATGACCAAACGGATTACCGATATAGTGAATCTTACCGCGTTGTTGTCGCTTGTGAAAGTGACCAGAGAACACGTAGTCTTGATGTTTGAAATGATCCGCAGCTAAGCCGCCATGATCTGGCATCTCTACTAATGCGTTCATATAGAAGCTCGGAAGTTCGAAATGACCAAACATGTATTTTGTCTTGATCTTCTCGATCTTCTTCCACTCATTACCGACCAACCACGGAAGAATAGCAACATCTCCGTCTATAAACGTGTCATCAATAAGCTGAATGTTAGGAAACTTCTTAGCCATTGGCAAGGAATGAATCTCACGTTTTTCTCTATAGTAGAGATCGTGATTACCTGCGATGAAGTATACCTTTTCAAAGGCGTCATTTAGAAAGCTGAGGTTCGAGACAGTGTAGTTCAACGTAGATACGTTGACGTTGGCTCTATGGTGATGCCAGTCTCCTAAGAAGAAGCAAGTTTCGCAACCTCTTTGTTTTGCCTGTTCGATGAACCACAACACAAAACGCTCACAGTCGTCGTTGTGTTGCCGCGAGTTGTGCTTCAATCCAAAGTGGATGTCCGTAAAACACGCAGCCTTCTTGAAAAGCTGACTTTTCTTAGATGTCATTCAGATCACTCGTTTTCGTCTGTATGTTGTGCTGCTTCTTCTCGCATTCTGCGAACGTCTTCTTCGTGTTGAATCTGTCTTGCGAAGCTTGGGGTTTGTCCCATGTCGATGAGAATTTCATCACGAACCTTTTGACTATTCTTTTCTGTATTCAATACTCGGGTAAAACTATTGGTAATAGCCGCAGTGTAATAAGCAAATGGGTTGTCGCTTTTTGCTTCGTCAAACTGTAAGCCCATTTGCGATAACTGAAGTAAGCTCTGTCCCTTCATTTCGTCTACATATGTATAGCCGCGCCAGTTAGCTCTCTGACTGTAGCGTTCAACGAGAAGAATAAACATTCTAGCAAGCTTGTCAGTCATGCCACCGTGAGTTAGCGAAAACTCTCCATTTTTAGTATGACTGCGCCCAACTTCTACTGCCTTCTTTCGCTTTATGATGTAATGCTTGAATGGCTTGAAGTTTAGCTTGGCGTAAAATTCTGATTCTTTCTTAGGATTCTTTTTACGAGTAGGTTCTTCTGGAATATGCTCAAACGTCATAACTCTATAGACAATCTCTGAGTCCTTGAACGACTTAGGATCAATCTTGAAGTCGGCTAATTTAGGCTTTCCAGTAATCGGACCATCATACTCGTCGATAGATCCACGGTATAGTTCTTGAGATAGACGAGCAGCACGGTTTTCTCGAGCTTTCTTCTGAACCGAAGGCTTGAATATGTCCTTCAGCTTATCTACGATGATATCGTATTGTTGATATTCTGGATCAGCAAACTCACAATAAGTGTTCTTGCTCTTGTGTATTTCCTTCAATAATTCCTTATTGCTAAGGTATTTGTGCTTGGTCGTCATGAGCCTCCTTGTTGTTTTTATGCGGCTTTTACGGGTAATTATAGATGACTAGCAAGCATAAGTCAAGCCGCTTCTGAAGAATGAGTGGAACGTTAAAACCCAATAAAATTTGATGATAAATAATATTGTTCCAGGAGTAACGATATTTATGATTGACATTAAGAAGATAGGTTCGGGTTTGGTCCAGAATGCCACCGAAGGTCTTGCTAATAAGGCACTTGGTGCTCTAGGCCTAGGCGGCGGCACTGGCAAAACACCCGATAAAGATAAAGGCCCGTCTAACGATACTAAGCGAGCACGCCTAGGACCATTTCCTAAGGCAATGACGGCGCTACTGGGCGACGACTCTTGTAAGAAAAATATGCTAACACCTTTGATTCAAACCAAAGGTATACTTTTTCCTTACACTCCGTCTGTTAACTTTGGAGCCACTGCAAACTACCAAAGTATGCATATGACTCATAGCAACTATCCGCATTGGCAATTTACAAATTCAGCTCCCACTGAAATAACAATTACCGCTCCATTTACTGCGCAGTCTCATAATGAAGGGGCATACCTATTGGCTGTTCTTCAGTTCCTGCGTTCTGTGACAATGATCGACTTTGGACTGGCTGCGGCTAATAGACAAACAGCAGGAACACCACCGCCAGTCCTTAGATTCAACTATCTCGGCGACTACGTATTCAAGAATGTTCCTGTGGTAGTTACGCAGCTCAACTACACTCTACCAATAGACGTAGACTATGTAAATATTGAGATGCCCAGTGGAAAGGCGCACGTGCCTACGAAGATGGAGATAATGTTGACGCTACAAGTGCAACAGAACACCAAAAGAATTCGTGAAGAATTCGATCTCGATGCATTCAAGCGCGGCGACCTACTCAACAAGGGATTCGTATAATGACAAGAGTAAACAAATCATCGAGCCCATACTATACCACGAGTGTGCGAGATTTTTATCTCGACATTTGGTCGCCACGAACCATCGCACCATCGTCCAACGATGTGCTCATCACCCTGTCACCTAAGCACGAAAAGCGACCAGACCTCCTTGCCTTTGAGCTCTACGGTAGTCCAAGACTGTGGTGGCTCTTTGCCGCCAGGAACCCCGACCTTCTGATAGACCCCGTTGAAGATTTCGTGGCAGGCCTCACCATCTACGCACCAGCAGCCGCACAGGTTGAAGGATACCTCTAATGGCTGATAAAGGGATGTTCGGCTTACCGCCTTCGTTGTCGGGTATTGATGCCGCTAAGTGGTCAACCCCTAAGCGCATCGCAGGTTCTACAACGGCAATGCAGAATACCCTAAGTAATTTCAATCTCGACACCGGCAAGATACCTAGCGTCTCCGCTCCCTCTACAGGTGCCGCAGCAGATGCGATGTCGGGATTGGAGACCGTTACGATAACCTCAAAGAAAATCAAGCCAATATCCGCAAGTGTTCTACCTAATATCCTTGACGATTATGATATGTACACATATCATTTCCGTCTATACATGGTAAGCGATCAAGCCACAATCAATCGTGATTTTGGACCAACATCGAAGAGTAAAAAAGTTATCATCGCAGAGTCGGGTGCCACAACTATAGGCATCGACGATGTAAAGATCGAGTCGATCATCGGCTTCACCAAGCAAACCGGGTCTACAGCATCTACAAGATTCTCTTTTACCCTAATGCAGCCATTTGGCGCCACGCTGTTGGACTACATTGCCGCAGCCGGTCGAGAGCTAAACATTCAGAATTTTACCAAGGCACCGTTCTACCTCGAGCTGTCTTTCCGTGCCCGCAACCCCAATGCGCCGGGCACCAAGAACACCTCCATCGACGACTCCATTAGCAACCTGGTGTGGGTGTGGCCATTGATGATCACCAAGACTGCCATCAGCGTAAACTCTGGAGGCAGCATTTACGCAGTGGAGGCAGTGTATAACGGCAACCTGGCCTACACCAACCAAGCAGCGGATCTGGAAATGCCGGTGTCAGTAGATGCCACGACTGTTGAGGAATTCTTCCAAGGACTGAAGGAAGCTCTCGAGACCAAGGAAGCGCAAAAGACCGTGAACAAGGAAGTGCTTCACGACGTCTACGAATTTTACATCGACGAAGACATCGCCAAAGAGCGTATTCCACCGGACAATCCCGACGCGGTAGCAGACCGCGTCGCGCAGTTCCTTGAAAACGGCGACAAGACTACGATTCACTTCCAGCCAGGCATTTCGTTAGACCGCATTGTCGAGTCCATCCTAGCCTCCACAGAAAAGTTCCAAAAGTCTGTAAAGGGCACAGAAGAGAAAGATACACTAACTAAGCCAGACAACGACGAAGAAAAAAGTATATCACAGATATTACCGAGAGTTGTTGCCGATAGCCAGGTAATAGGTTGGGATACAGGCCGCCGCGATTACGCACGAAAGTATCGCTATCTTATTACCACATACGATATGCGAACACTACAAACTCCTGCGAATGAAGGAGCAAAGGTTAGTTCTCAGCGCCGATATGAGCTATTGCGCGAGCGAGGAAGGCTCAAGAAGATCTATCAATATCTTTACACTGGTAGAAATGATCAGGTGCTAGACTTCGATCTAACTTTCAATTTCAACTGGTATGCGGCCCTTCCTCTACAAGCAGGCATTTATACAAACTTTTCGACTAACGAACCGGGCGCAGTCGATAATCCAAACGATAGTGCTGATAACAAGGCAAGCGTAGAAGCCACAGGTAAGCCACTTAGTGCGAACATAGAGACGCAGGCCGCAGAAGATGCTGCTCAACAAGCCGCAGCACCTGGGTTTGATATTAGAAATTACGCAGGCTCGTTTGGATCTAATCTTAGCGCACCATTCAAGAGCAACTTTAGCGCCGACATCAACAACGGATCAGCAGACCTCATAGGCGACGATCAAATAGCAGCGAATTTACAAGACATATCTTCCGTCGCCACAGGCATCACTTCCTCAGCAATATCGGGCTTCCAGCAGGCACAGAACGCAGGTAGGGGAGCACTATCAAAGGGTCTCAACTTCGAGCAAGTAGATCCAGCTGTAGAAGACCTCTACAGCGGTGAGAAGAACGTAAACCCACTGGTCGTCTCCTACATCGAATCAACGGCAGCTATCAATGAAGACCTCACTGCCAATGCTGTGTCTACACCAGGCCGCACGATGCTGAGCGCGCTCTTTGAGCAAGCGAAGTCGCCGACCTCTGCCGACCTCCTCAACATCGACCTACAGATCAAAGGAGATCCATACTGGCTTGAACCGGCTCCTGTCGGACGCTCAGAGGGCTTCCTTTCGGCGTTGGACCTCGAACTGAAGAAGCGCGGCCTCGATCCAAAGAGCACCACTACTGGCGCTGTACCTACCACTCCAGAAGATACCGAGACGGAGACCTTGGACGCCGCGACCTCTCAGGTCTTCATCCTGTTCCGCTGCTTTACGCCGCAGAACTTCGACCCAGAATCCGGCATCACCCCTAAGTTCACAGACTCAAACGTGCTCAACGGATTCTATGGAGTAAGGACTGTCCAGCACGAGTTTAGCCAAGGCAAGTTTACACAGACCTTGAGTGCTATACGTGATCCACAGATCAATGTTGCCGAGGTTGATTTTAGCGATATCGACGATCCATCTTTCAAGAGCGGACCACCTAAGGATCCTGTTCAAGGTAATACGATGAATCTACCGGATCCTCGTGGAGATATACCGTCGGCGAGTGAGATCGCAGGAGTTGTCAAGGACAAGAACCTACAAAATATTGCTGGAATGGAGCCGCCACCTATCGCAATGGACAACGGAGCCACTCTTGCGCGTAAGGCTATGGATAAGTTGAAGTCGGCAAAGGAACACACAGTCTCCTTCCTAAAAGACGTGTATGATGGAGATAACCGTAATGGCTAAGTTTACAAGAACACAAAAACCACAGAACGTCGCCCCAGTTGGACGAGTTGTAAGACGCCACGGTTGTTGGGTTGGGTTCGTCAAGGATAACTCAGACGCAGCAAAGATGGGACGCCTGCGTGTATGGATTCCAGAGTTCGGTAGCCGCCCAGAGGACACCACAGGCTGGATCACAGTTTCCTATGCGTCGCCGTTTGCTGGTGCCACTGATCCTGCCTACCTCGATCCAAATATTCAGGTAGGCGATAAGAGCCAGACTAGTTATGGCTGGTGGGCTGTTCCGCCGGATCTGGAGAACCAAGTGCTGGTAATGTTTATCAATGGCGATCCATCGAGAGGCGTTTGGGTGGGCTGCCTCTACCAGCAAAATATGAACCATATGGTACCGGGTATTGCTGCCGGTAATAACTACCACGCAGGACAGCCACTACCAGTCACAGAATACAACAAGCGAACAACCGAGAAGATACGCGACGATATCAAGAGACCAAAGATCACTGAGCATACCGCTGCCATAGCAGCGCAAGGACTGATCAAGGACAACGTCCGAGGCATTACTGACTCCTCAGCACGCCGAGAGTCGCCGTCACAGGTTTACGGACTGGTCACTCCCGGTCCTAAGATTGACGAGGCAACGCTCAAGGACGGTAAGACAGTAGCAAAGCACCGCAAAGGTGGCCACCAGTTTTATTTTGACGACGGTGAGGGACACGAGCACTTCCGTGTCAGAACACGCTCCGGCGCACAGATCCTTCTTGATGAAACCAACGGAATCGTATATGCGATCAACAAGGCAGGCTCTGCCTGGATACAAATGGACGCCGACGGCAACGTTGACATCTTTGGTGCCAAGAGTTTTAGTGTCCGCTCTCAAGAGAACATCAATCTCTACGCGGATCAAAACATCAATATAGAGGCAAAGGCTGCTATAAACATCAAAGCAGGCGCTACTACAAAGCTACATTCTGTGGGTGCCATTAGTATCAAAACAGACTCAACAGCCAACCTAACATCTGTGGGCAACTGGACGCTAAAATCAGATGCAGCGGGCATTATTTCCGTAGCGGCTAAGGCATCTATCAACTCCAATGGTTGCGATATAGAATCTGGCGGCCCAGTGAACATTGACGGATCGGTGATCAGATTGAATGACGGTGCTGCTAATGCGCCAACTGGCTCAGCAGCGCAAGTGCCTGCGCCCGCAGCAAAGACAAATGTATTAGCATCCTTTAGCGATGCTGACAAGTTCAACAGGCAAACAGCACAGGTACAGACAATTGTAGCTCGTTTCCCAACTTACGAGCCCTGCCCAGAGCACACTAATAAAGGGAGCTAACCTGGTCTAGGTCGCTAGTCATCATCGCTAGCTCAGAGACATGTATGACGCTACGATTAGTAATTCTAAAAGACGGCCATCGAAGCTTCATGACAAACTCTAGCTTCTGTATTTCTTCTATGAACTCTGCTTTAGCGATAATGCGAAGCTGATATCCGACTAGTTGGTTATGCCTAAGCCCGTATTTCTCAATGGTGCCGGTCTCTGACAACCTTTGTAGATGATTACGCAGATAGGCAAGTTCTGCCTCGGCGCCACCAAAGAACGCAAGATCTGCCGCAAACGATCCGTTACCATCGAAACCGCCGGTGGTGTGATCTACACCGCCCGAGATCTCGATTGCTACATAGGGGAAAGCTTCCTGATCCATAAAAGGTAAGGCCCGCATTGCACGGGCCTATTCCTTGATGCTTACTTGTTGAGCATCCTCTCGATTTCCGCGAGTCGGTCAGGCGCGTCTGTGGCAAAGACGTTGGAAAGAACGTACTTCTTGGTGTTATAATCGTACATTCCGAAGTCAGCGAGCTTGCCGTTGTAGCCCTCGCTCATAGCGTAGAAACGCTTTTCCTTAGCCTTCGAGTTGATATGGTTGGCTCGATCCACTAGATCACCGAAGCGGACTGCAATTTCATTCTTTTTCACAAGTGTTTTCCATGTAGTTGAACACGTTACAAGTATAGCAGCCTTCATAGCAAAGTCAACCATTAAAACTATAGATATTTTTACTGATAAATAAGTTGAGCTATAATACTGAAAGGAATTCTATGGCAGAGCGTCAGGTTTATGTAGGTTTTTCAACAGTTGGTCGTGATACGCCACCGTTTCGCTTGTTTGATATCGAACTAGTGAAGCAGGACTTGATGAATGTGTTCTATACACGTCAAGGCGAGCGAGCAATGCGTCCAGAATACGGAAGCAACATCTTTGATTACCTAATGGAACCGTTTGACGAAGAAACTGTAGACGCAATCATTGAAGACGCTATAAGAATTATCAATAGTGAGCCAAGGGTAGAGTTAGTTGCCATCGAAGCAAGAGACTTAGACTATGTAATTCGACTCGAGATACAACTTAACTTCAAGCCACAGGATGTTATAGAGAATTTATACATAGACTACGATAGACGCAATTTAGCTGAGATCTAATAGGAAAGAAACATGTCACAAAGTGTACGCCAATCAAACCTTTTTGCTGCTGAAGACTGGCAAGCAATTTATAAGAGTTTCAAGGACGTCGATTTTAGAGCCTATGATTTCGATAGCCTTCGAGCATCGCTCATAGACTATATTAGAGCTCACTATCCAGAGGACTTTAACGACTACATTGAGAGTTCGGAATTTATCGCAATCATCGAATTGCTGTCCTACCTCGGTATGTCGTTGAGCTTCCGCGTCGATCTAAACTCCCGAGAAAACTTTCTAGATACAGCCGAGCGCCGAGAAAGCATTATACGATTAGCTCGTATGTTGAGCTATACGCCTAAGCGTAATTTAGCAGCATCTGGTCTGTTTAAGCTAACCGCAGTACAGACCAATCAGAGCCTCAAGGATAGTTTAGGTAGAGAACTAAGCAATGTAACAGTATTCTGGAATGATCCGAATAACCCAGACAGCTTCGAGCAGTTCACTACAATTCTAAACGCAGCATTCCTGTCAGCAAACCCGTTTGGACGTCCAGCGAAGTCTGGTCAAATCGGTAACATTCCATCAGATCTATACGAAATGAACAATGTTACAGGAACGGACATTGTTTATAACTTAACGATTCCTATTAGAGGGTCGCAGTATCCATTTGATGTTGTCAACCCAGATTTTACAGACGGCGAATACTTTTATGAAAGAGCGCCAGATCCAGCAAACCGCTTCAATCTAATTTATAGAAACGACGGCGCAGGACTAAGCTCAGCAAACACTGGTTTCTTCTTAATGTTTAAGCAAGGTCGTTTACTTAATGTAGATAACCTGTATGACTTCCCAATTCGTAACAGAACAACGGATATTAATACCGCGAACATTAACGAGACGGATGTTTACGTACAGGAAATCGATCAAGCAGGTAACGTTCTACAGCAATGGACTAAGGTACCGAGCCTTGTAGGAACAAACGTAATCTACAACAGCTTGGATAACAACCTCAGAACGATCTATTCTGTAATTCCTCGCCTAAACGATCAGATTACGATCAAGTTCGGTGACGGCAACTTTGCCGATACTCCGGTGGGAATTTTCCGTACTTGGATACGCACATCTGCCAATACGAACCTCACGATTCGCCCAGAGGATGTTATCAACAATGAGATACGTATTCCGTATTTCGGCGCCGACGGGCAATCATATACACTAAGACTACTCTTTAGTCTTCAGCTCACAGTGGCCAACGGAGCGCCATCCGAGACGAATACGCAGATCAAAGAGCGTGCCCCACAGGTGTTTTATACGCAGAACCGAATGGTCAACGGAGAGGACTATAACGTATTCCCATTGACACGTGGCAACGAGATCATCAAGCTTAAGGCATTGAACCGTAGCCACGCAGGACATAGCCGTTATATTGACATCAACGACCCTACGGGCACTTTCCAAAACGTTCTTGTAGTAGGTGACGACGGTGCTCTATACTACGACGACGAGCCAAGCCGAATGGTGGTGGATGCTGGTCTAGACACCGCTTCTATTGTAGATGTTCGCCTCACAGAATTCTTAGATAATCCTTATCTGCTGAACTTCTTCTATGGCGAGTATTATGCCAAGTTCTTGAGCTTGAATCCTTCTGCGTTCAACGTCTCTAATAATGCTGCCGACTTCACCGGCAACCCGATCTACTGGGAACCGCAACCAAAGAAGGCCGCAAACGATTCGGGCTTCTTCAAGACAGATACGCTTGGAGCAATTATTGCTGTAGACCTATCTGCTTCTTATCTGCGTCCAGGAGCCAAGGTTCGCTTTGTAGACAACCTAAGCAACCCACAGGTAGAAGATTGGGCAACGGTGTTGGCTATTACGAATAACGGTAATCCAGTAAATCCAAATAGCACAAACGAAAACGGTCCGGTGGATCTTTCGGAGCAGGTCGAACGCAATCTAATTGCTATGGACCTAATTCCTCACTTTAGAACCACCTTCACGGATGCAGAAGCCCTTGACATTCAATCAAGAATAGATTTACAAGCAGACTTCGGCCTTGGTTATAATGTAGCAGCAAATGGAAAAGCAGGCGCTTGGTATATTGTACCTGGCACACCTACCGGCAACGAGACCTTCACTACAGACTCTACAAGCACCAGCAGCTGGCTAATACTTTGCCGTTATAATGTGTTGGATGATACGTGGGAGTTTTCCGCTCGTGGAACTCGCTATATATTTGAGAGTTCAGAGGATGTTAGATTCTTCTTTGATCCTAACAACATTGCTGTAGATGTACAAACAGGACAACCACTAAGAGACATAGTAGAAATTCTACCTACCAACACTGCTACCAGCAACCTAGGGTCTGGAGCACTAGGCGAGTTTATCGATATGCGTCTTTCTAATCTAGTTATGTATGAGGACGGTTATCGAGATCCTAGAAAGGTTGTAGTAGAGTCTCCAGACAGTGACGAAGACGGCGTTCCGGACAATCCACTAGCACTAGCAGATTTTCTAAACGATGCCGCTGGTCCGGGAGCAGGCCCAACCAATATCTACTTCCAACGCTTCACTGACTTTGACGGCTACGAATATTTCCGAGTATGGCGCGCAAGTTTCGCAGAAATAGGCGGTAGTTTTACTCTAAGCCAAGAAGGCGGTACAGATTGGATCATTAACGCAAACACCACCGTACAGACTGCAACCGTAGCAACGGCGGTTGCCCGTGGTTCAAACTATACCATCAATGAGCAGCTTACAGTACAAGGTGGTACAGTAGAGACTGTGCCGACGACACTGTCTGTCTTGGGCCTTTCTACAGTCGCCGCACAAGACGAGTCCTTCTTTGACAACGTAAGCACAAACGGTACCTACAATGGTGGTCGAGGCTACGCAGCCCTCGACACAATCACGCTTAACGACGGTACTGTTATTACTGTAGATGCAGTATCTACAGACGTAGGAACCATCGCCTCACAGACGCAGGCCGACTTCACAGGCGGCGGCGGCGGTAACGGAACATTTGTAGGAGGTGACGGTGTTGGACCCAATGCATACGTACCGACAGATACGATCACTCTTAGCGATGGATCTGTAGTAACAGTGAACACTGTTGACGGTAACGGAGATGTAGTGACGTTTGTCATTACAACTGCCTCTACCTCGGGATTCGTTTCCGGCTCAACGCTGACGCAAACTAGTACGACAGGAACAGGAACAGGATTTACTCTAACCACAAGCACCAACAACGAAGATTTGTTTGGAGACGTAACACAATTCACGGTTACCACACCATCTACAGTTGCCAATGGTGCCAATGGAGTTACGCTTACACAAGGAGCAACTTCAGGTACAGGAACAGCATTTACACTAACGCTTGACCTAGCTAACCAGGGAGTGTTCTCGGTAGGACTATCGAACCCAGGCCGCTATACGGTAATTCCGACGAGCCCAGTAGCTACAACCTCATTAGGTGTAGGGTCGGGAGCAACATTCAATATGACTTATGTTGCTGCGGCTGCCGCAGGATTTAGTGCAAATGATCTAGATATGATTATTACGACACTTGATCCAACAGATCCGGGTAATATAGAATCGATCATTGAGGCAGAGGACGAGACCTGCATCGATGCGTTCGATGGAATGATCATTTATTACCAGCCCGTCGGTGCACCTGTAGCAAGCGGAACATTCTATAAGATTCGAGAAATTGCTCCAACAGCAATTCTAATAGAGCAGACAGAGGACTACTATGTTCGCCCAGGTAGATCCTACGAACTGAACACAAATAATCCAGAGAACCCGCTCTACTTCAAGTGGCAGCACTATGCACCAAGAAGCAATAGAGTAGATCCAAGTATCAGCAATATCATTGATATGACGGTGCTTACAAACTCCTATTATAAGGACATCTTAACCTGGAAGTCGTCTAATGACGCTACTGCGCCTGTGCCAACTCCTCCAACTACAGAGGATCTAAGAATTCAATTCGGTGAGCTAAACGATTATAAGATGCTCTCGGATCAGATTATCTTTAAGCCAGGTAAGTTTAAGCTATTATTTGGCTCCGGCGCAGCACCAGAACTACAAGCAAGATTTAAGGTAGTAAAACTACCAAACACAACCGTTACGGACAACGAAGTGAAATCTAGAGTTATTGCCGCAATCGACCAATACTTTAACGTGGTAAATTGGGATTTCGGCGAAAGCTTCTTCTACACAGAACTTTCTACTTATATACATCAGCAGTTAGCTAATGTTATAGCATCGATTGTGATTGTGCCAGAAAAGGCAGAGTCGGTATTCGGAGACCTGTTCCAGGTAAGATCCGAAACAGACGAACTATTTTTGAGTACAGCAACGGTCAGTAATGTAACGATTGTTAAGAACCTAACAGAAACAAACCTAAGGTCTAGTCGATAATGGCATTAAGAAAGACAATTACAAAATTACCTGTAGTCCTTCAAACCGATACGCAGAAGGAATTCTTTTCTGCTACGTTTGACCAACTCTTTAGCCCCGCGAACGTAGAGCAAGCGCAAGGGTTTATCGGGCGTAAGTCGGGTTCGGCTTATACGATTCCAGATGACAACTATATCTCAGAACCAAATAAGTCTAGAGCTGCCTATCAACTAGAGCCAATTGCGTATGCGATTAACTCGTCTACCTTAGAACAGACAAACGAGGTTTTCTACGAAGACATCGTGAACTATATTCGTTTTAGGGGAGGCAATGTTGATAATCATGATCGTTTGTTCGCCGGAGATTTTTATAGCTTCGCACCACCAATCGACATAGATAAGTTTATTAACTTTCAGAATTATGTTTGGCTAGAAGAGAACATCCCAATCATTTACATTCAAAGCTCTAACCCATCGGGTGATTTCTTTGATGACATCATTGAGACAAAGATTCTAGGACAAGAACAGTTCAACACCGGGCAAGACGTGACACTAACACCTGCGAACCTACAGCTCAGCAGCGGTATGCGTGTTCGCTTTGAAGGCTCGTCATCCTATGATCGTGCCTATTATGTTGAGGGTGTTGGCCGCAATATCAAATTAGTACCAGAGCTACCGATTGTGCTTCCGGGCGGTGCCACAACATTTATTCCGTGGGACATAGATGCGGGCGAGGCGTGGGATATGCAGCAATGGGACGCAACCACAGAAGCCGACCTGTCACAGAAGGACTACATCACCATCGAGCGCGGTAGTGCCGCAGGCGATCCATGGACCCGCACCAATCGCTGGTTCCATACAGACGTGATCTCCAGAACGCAAGAAGTAGGTCAGCTCCTCGAAGCTACCGTTGAGTTCGGCGGTCTCGGTTATACCGTAGGCGACCGCCTCGAAGTTACCGGCGACGGCTCCGGCGGCGAGATTACTGTATCGTCTGTTGATCTCTTTGGCACTATCCTTGCTGTTAGAATCTCTCGCCGAGGACAGGACTATAGCCTAGCTTCCATTGACGAAACAGGATCGGTGATTCTTTCGGGAGGCATAAAGTGGGATCAAAGCCCAGTGGGTTCCGGCACCGTATGGGAATCCTTTTCTTGGGATCAGGTCGAAGTACCAGCCACAGGAACAGGCGCTATTATTTCCTTTACTCTAGCAAGTCAGGTATCGAGAACAAACAGAGCATCTCGTCCTATTCTAGAATATAAGAGCAATATACAGCTCTACAACTTCGGTAAGAGATACCTCGGAACAGTTGACGTCGTATCAAAGAACGACACAGTATCGGATATTCAAGGACAGGCATCATATATAGTAGACGGTATCTCGCTGACAGACGGTATGAAGATTATCTTCCTAGATCCAGCAGCGATACCGTCGTTCTTATTCTGGGATGATCCTAGCCTTTATGTAGGTGGACCTTATGCCGGATTTCCTAGATATGGCTGGGACGACTCAGACGGCGCTGGTCCGTTATCTGGCGGCCAATGGGACGTATCTGGTGTAGCTGGAGCTGTCACACGTTTTATCTGGAACGTCAATCTTTCAGGTGGAACAATCGTCTTAGAGAAGTACGATCCATATACAGGTGTTGTGAGCGGATCCGCACAGCCATTAGCAGTAGGCGATGTGGTACTTGTAGAACAAGGAACAGAGTTCTCTGGAGCATCCTTCTATCAAGAAGAATTTATAGAAGGCGATGACGTAATTTATCGTTGGGTAGAAGGACAGGAAAAAGTTGATCAAAATCAAGCACCTCTCTTTGAACTCTATGACATCAACGGCATTCATCTAGATGATACACTTGCGTATGAGAACAGCACGTTTGTAGGTAATGAGATCTTCTCTTACCGCATACGTAATCAAGACGATGTGGATGCTACGGGTGAATCTCTAGTTGCTGATGGTGTGCTAGGATTCCCACTAACCTTCTCTGGTCTCAAGCAGATCACCGATATCGTGTTCGAGAACGACCTTGAAACCAATCGCGTGTTCTACGGGCCAACCGGACTAGACCCTACGGAGATACCGGGATATTACTTCTTCAAGACGTATACCACCGCAACTAATGATATCTTTACTATTGAGGGCGAGACCTTTGAGACGAACTGGAAAGCATCTACCGAACCGGAGAAGCAGCGCGTCATTGATCGCTTCCTATCCGACGGTACCGCAAGCGCCTTCCAACTATCTGTAGTTCCTTATAACGAGGACGTTTATGTAGAAGTAAGTGGTCGCCGCCTCAACGACGACGAATTCATCTATCTTGCTAGAACCAACACAGTAGAGATTTATGGCAAGGCATCGGAGTATGATACCCAATTAGGAGACGGATTCAGACAAGCATTTTCTTTCCCGAATATTGGAACCTTAGACGTTGGCGAAGTAGCAAATATCTACGTTGGCGGCGTCTATCAAGAAGAAGGTGTTGACTTTGAGTTTATTGCGTTTGATCCTTCCTATACAATCAATTTCAACGTTGCTCCGCCTGCTGGCTCCTTAGTTATTGCTTACAAACAAGCTGCGGGTGTGCTAGAAGAAAATACCTTAGTAGAAATCTTCTCTTATACCCACTCTATGGTAACAGATGCGGTAGATGGCTTCTTTGAAATTCCTAACGAGCTAGAGAATAATCCTAACAATGAGGAGATTACAGAGAATAGCTGGAACGAGCTATCTAGCCATTTCGTGAGCATCATTGAGAATCAAGCTCCATATTATGGACAAGCGTTTGGCGCAGGTAATAACTACCGAGATTCAGCAAGAGATGGTTCTTTAGGAACGTATGTTCTACAGAATCAATCTCCATTGCTAAAGGCGATGCTATTTTCCTCGACTGCTGAACTAGATATTGTAAATGCGATTCGCTTCTCAGCACAGGAATATACACGTTTCAAGAACAAGTTTATCAAGATTGGCGCGCAGCTAATAAATGAAGGTTTCACACCATTCAACGCAGGCGATGCTATCCCTGTGAATCAATGGGTAGATGAGATCATTCGTAGAATTACACTGTCGAGAGAATATTCTGACGCTTTCAAAGACACTTATATGATTGCTTGGAGCAACATATACGATGAAGAAGAGTTCGCAGGTAACGGTACGCAAACGGAGTTTACGATTACAAATTTCGTGGATCTTGACGATAAGAGAAACGTGATGTATGTTTATGTCAACGGTGTTCTAACACTGGCTGATGTAGCATATACCGTTACGAACAAGAACCCTATTCAGATTACTTTTACGACAGCACCGGTACCAGGAGCTGAGATCATCGTTCGTCTTTACGAGAACGCAGCGCCAGCACATATTCCAGCAACACCAAGCAAGCTGGGCATTTACCCGGTCTCGAAGCCACGCATTATCACAGACTCAACCTATGTCACTCCAGTGGATATGATCGTAGGACACGATGGATCTAAGACACCGGTCTTCGGAGACTATCGCGACGATATGCTACTTGAGCTGGAGACACGTATTTACAATGGCATCATCGAAACCTTCCGCGTCGGTTATACACCACCTCTGGAGATCGTAGATCTCAAGCCAGGCAAGTTCCGTGATACACGATGGAGCAGAGAAGAGTGGAAGGACATTGTAGACGGTTCCTTCTTCAAGTGGGCAAGCACCAACAAGGTCGATTACCGTGTCAACGATGTATACGACCAGAACGACGAATGGACCTGGAACTATAGCACGACTGAAGACGCAGACGGTGAGATGTTACCAGGCTACTGGCGCGGCATCTTTGAATACTACTACGATACGCAAACACCCGATACAACACCTTGGGAGATGCTCGGCTTCGCAGAGATGCCAGACTGGTGGATCACCGCTCCTAATTCGGAGGGCTTCTCTGGTTACGGCAACGGACCATGGCAGACCACTACTCCTAAGGGATCACAGATGTGGGCGGACATTGAGGCAGGACGCATACGCCGTGGTCCACGAGCAGGCATTGATTCAAGATACGCCCGCCCAGAGCTAGCAGCTAAGTATTTGCCAGTAGACAGCAACGGCATTCTTAAGCCACTACCTACGCTTTGTATCGACACAACATCATCGATTGGTGTTGCAACCGACGGCACGGTTAGTGACCGTTGGATGTTCGGAGACGCAGCACCTGCGGAATACGCCTGGATGACCTCTGAGAGCTATCCTTTTGCGATTGCTGAGGCAATGTTCCTAACGCGCCCAGCAGAGTTCGCAGAAAAGTTCTGGGACCCAGAGCACACCTACGCAGTTCCTGCGTCACCAGCGCAGATTGTCACTAACGCCGAAGGACTATACAAGAGAACTGGAAATACAGCTCTTGACGTTCACGGTGAAACCCGTGGTGGCAACCCCGTAATCAATACCGGTTATCAAGTTTGGATCACAGCGCAACTAAGAACACTTGGCAAGGACATCGCTACAGAGTTTGGCGACAAGATCCGCTCTCTAAATGTCAAGCTAGGACACAAGATGGCTAGCTTTACAGATAGAGATACGATGCGTTTGTTTGTCGAAGGCATCAGCGTAAGTTCTAGTGCTGCAAATCAACTAGTTCCAGCAGAAAATATTCAGGTTGAACTACATACAGGCGCACCTGTGCGAGAGTATGTATATAGCGGTGTGCTAATCAAGACAACGGAGGCAGGAACTTTTGAAGTTTACGGCTACGATCTATTAGCAAATAAGTTCCGAGTCATACCAAGAGTACAGTCAGCTAGAGATCAAAACATCAACGTCGGCGGTCAACCAGCAGCATTTACGAACTTTGAAACAGGTCGTACATATGAAGTAGGCAGCATTGTTCGTCTAAACACTATCTTCTATCGTTGCACCAAGGCACACGTCGCTACCAAGTTTATAACAGAGAACTGGAACAAGCTAAGTAGCCTACCGATCCTCGGCGGCATCAACGTCACCTATCATCCACAGGGTGCAAACGGATACACCGAAGTACCGTATGGCACACAATTCAAGACTGTGCAGGAGGTGTTTGACTTCCTCGTATCCTATGGTGCTTGGTTAGAGCTCGAGGGCTTTGTGTTTGAGAACACAGACCCAGAGACATCGTCTGTACAGAACTGGCTCAACACTGCCAAGGAGTACCTCTTCTGGGTAGGATCAAAGTGGGAAGCTAACAGCGTCATCGCCCTAAGCCCAGCAGCTCTTGGCGTAGAGCTAACCGTACAAGAAGGCTACCCAGCAAGTGTAGAACGTATTGTCAATGGCGTATACAGCATTCTTGACAAGAACGGCGTTGCTATTGACCCAGTGAACACCACCGTCAAGCGTGACGGCAGAAACATCAAGGTGCTTCCGTTCAACGACCAGCAAGGCATTTTCTGTATCCGTCTCAACACAACTGAGACAGAAAATATTGTGACTATTGACAACGTCACTGAGTTCAACGACGTCATCTATGATCCAAAGCTAGGCACACGTCAAGAACGCTTGTTCTTCAATGGTCGTCGTACTCTTGATTGGACAGGAAAGCTCGAGGCAGCAGGCTATATCATCACAGAAGATGGTCTGCTACCTAACTTCGAGAACCTCACGAACAGCATACGCCTCTACCACGATACGGAATCGACGCTGGACAATCCACAGATGGAGAACACAGCGAAGCACCTTATCGGCTTCGACGAGAGACCATACTTTGAGGACCTACAGATTCTGGAAGACGCCCAGTTCCTCTTCTACCAAGGCATGATTCGCCAGAAGGGCACAGAGCAGGCTATTCGTAAGCTGGAGCGCAACTCACTTGTCACTGATACAGATCAGGCGCTCGAAGTCTATGGCGAATGGGCACTACGCCTCGACGAATACGGTCCTGTATGTAACAACATCACCACTGAGTTCCTCCTAAGAGCAAACGAGATCAAGGTAGACCCACAGCTCGTGAACCTGTCCTATCCGCCAACTAGCGGCTCGGGCACGGTCACTGCGATCACTGTCATCAGTGCTACGAACGTGTGGTCAACACCACCGACCATCTACATCGTGAACCATCCAGACGATCTCACAGGCGAAGGCGCACTTGCTACAGCCATCCTCGGTTCCGATGGACGTCTTGCTCGTATCGACATCCTGGCTCAAGGCTCAGGCTATACGAAGGCGCCATACGTCTATGTAGGTAGCCCAACGCTTACTTCCACGTCCGACCGTGCTCAAGCAACCGTCACAGTCAACACCGTCGGCGCCCTCTCAGCAGCAGTTGCCTCGGGCGGCCTAGGCTATACAGTTGGTAACCAGCTCACGGTTCAAGGAGGCACCCCTGCTACCTCTCCGTTGATTCTAACTGTCACAACTGTAGCAGGACCTGGCGTCATCACTGCCGTTGTGCTAGGTACAGGCAAGGACTACTATGTCCTACCGGATAACCCAGTAACCGTCACAGGCGGTTCGGGCTCGGGCGCAACGTTTACAATCTCGTGGCAGTCTACTAATACTATCGGCACTATCAATAGTATTGTTGAGGACGACACAACCGATGACGTGATCTACATTGATATCGACGATAATACTCGATGGATTTCAAAGCCATCGAACACTGCCTGCACGGTTCCCGATGAGTTATGGCCATCAATGGACTACGACGAAGCAGAGTTCAAAATACCTAACGCAGGTTACGTACATCCAGACGATGTTCAATGGAGCACCTTCTCTTACACGCAGATCAAGGACCTATTTGCTGCTGAAGACAAGCCAGAGAATGGCGATATGATTTGGGTAGCGAACGGCGACAACGAAGGTTTCGCAGTTTACCACATGACTGGGGCACAGACTGTACTCGTAGAACAGTACAATGAGGATAGCACAACCTTAGATCCTATCTGGAATGTTGTCTATGAACCAGGACTATGCTCTTTTAGCACCCCGTTAGAGGATGAGGTGGTTGCAGACTCGCCTAACCACCTACAGAACACGATTGCTATCGACGGTAACTTATACACGTTTGAGGCACGACCTGCGACATCTTATTTGTACTTCTATGTACTAACAGATTTAGAGACAGGATTGCCAGTAGAAGATGCAGTATTCAACGAATCAGACGTAAATGCTTCGTTGCCTGTTAGCTACTTCTTCAACTTGAGATTTTCGAATCGTATTCATAGAGATCAAAACGTCTATATTATGAGAGAGCTACAACCACAACCAACAAAGGTGTGGCTCGACAACGACACTTATCTACCGTCCTCAGAAGACTTAGGCTGGTCAGTAAAGCCGGTGGTTCCTACTGGCGTAGGCAACGGTATACGATTCGACATAGCACTAAGACAAGAAGAACCGTTGGTAGATACCAGCAAGTTCCGTAATGCGTATGTATATGAGTACGAGTCGAAAGACACTGTTTTACAGTTAGATGTCTATGATCCATTCAAGGGTATTCTACCGGGTATTGCTGATCTCAACATACATTATAAGACAAGAAAGGATCCGACAAGATATACAAACTCTGCAGATCCAAGATTGATTGGAGACGCAACGTTTGACAAGGATAATGTCGGAGAAGTCTGGTGGGACCTAAGCACCTGCGCATATATCTACTACGAGCAAGACAACAACACGTTCCGTAGAGATAAGTGGGGCACACTAATCAATGGCTCCTCAGTTGATATTTACGAATGGACACGAAGCAGCGTACCACCAGAGCTATATACGGGTGACGGCATACCAAAGAATATGACCGATTACGTTCTAAAGAACGAATGGGACCCTCTACTTGAAGAAGTCAGAACGTTCTATTACTTCTGGGTGTCTGAAAAGACCTTATTGCCAGGTCGTCAGGATAGAACAATACCTACATTTGAAATTGCAAGAACTTTGACCAATCCAAAGGGACAGGGATATCAGTGGTTTAGCCCAGTTAGTCAGACAGGTTTTGTGTTTGCAGGCCTTGCAAGTGTATTCACCGACAGCGATAACGTGTTGCAGATCAATTATACTAAGAACAAGTATGGCGATGAGAAGAAACACGTTGAATGGGAGCTTGGCAGAGAAGGAGACGTATCTTATCGAGTCAATACCATACATTGGGATAAGATGGTAGATTCGTTAGTAGGATATACGAATCCAGTACCAATCGGAAGCTCTACAGCAGATGAGAGTCTGCCACCACTGGATAACTTCAACAACGCAGTGCCTACAGCGACAGACCCTACAATGGGTTATTTAATTGTACCGGATCCTTCGTTATCTATACATAATCGCTACGGTATGAAGAAGAGACCGTTGCAATCTATGTTCAAGAGTATTCTTGGTGCCCGCCGCATTTTTGTAGATAAGGTCAACGATCTTGTAGCACCTATTTTGCTTCGAGACATCAATCCTACGTGGAACTCCTCGATGTCCACTAACACTCTTTGGGAATGGGTGGATTGGTATGAGGACGGATGGACACAGGATAGAGTTGTACCTACAAGACAAGTACAAAATGTCGCAGAACTAAATGATATTGACAACGCTTTCCAGAACGAAGTTGTAAAGGTAACAACATCGAGAACGTCTTACTATGCGTATGACGTCGCGTCTGATCAGTGGACTCTTGTAGCTAAGAAGGATTCGAGACTACAACTAAAGAGCGCAATATACGAAAACAAGCATAACCTGCCAGAGTCGTTAGAGCTTAGAGAACTAATTAACGCATTGGTAAATGAGGTATTTGTAAGCGACCAGTTTATCAATATCAACCTAGTGTTCTTTGCGATGCTAAACTATGTATTCCAAGAGCAAGAGGATATCGATTGGGCATTCAAGACTACTTACATCTACTTGAAGCAAACCGGTCAGGCACTAACGCAAAACAGGGTATTCCAAGCAGATCCGTTTGATAGCGCAGTAGATTACATCAACGAAGCAAAGCCTTATCACAGCAAGCTTCGTGATTATAGAATCACTCGCAGCGCAGAAACAGAAAATGCCCTTGGTGATGCCGAAGAAGTTGTTCGCGATACAAAGGTGAAGATGCTCATTGACCGTTTCCGTTGCGATCTTTCTGTAGCAGAAATGCGTATCGCAAAGCAAGCAGGTCGTGATGTACACTACAATGGTTATACTACGCTAAGAACTATAGGCGACCGAAAACAGTTCCTATATAACGATCCGTTAGCTGACGTAGATATTACGCAGGTTGTATATAATGATGCTAACATTGCGTATGGAAACAAGTCAACCATTGAAATCCTCGGCGGGAACTGGTCGTTGAACATCGGCACGGGAGACATCGTTATTATCTCGAATTCACGATTCAATAACGGTACCTACACGGTTGTACAGAAAGAAAGCAACAGTGTTATCAGCGTAGCCGAAAGACTAAATGACGAGACAGACACCGTACCTACCTCAGTAATAGAAGTATATGAAGCCACAGGAACACAGGAGGCACGTCTCGGTGCAGCTGGTCGATTTGTTCTACAACAGAAGGATCTTCTCGGACAAATTGCTGATATCAACAGCATTATTCTAGAAGAATACATTCCTGTCTACTCCTATGATTTTGGTGCGTTTGACGCAGCACCATACGATCGATACTTCTTACCAAATGCTCACGCAACAGGCACAGAAGAGCTCGAGGCAGTAGCAGAAATCAATCGTAGAATGGCAATCGAGTTCGAGTGCGACTTACAGGCTAACCAGCTTATCAACACCACGTTTAGTGGTCGTCCAACACTGATCTCAGCATCTGTCGCAACCGCAGGTACGGGCTACGGTCTCTATATGCCTGCGTCTAACGTAGCATATACTGACTTCACCGGCAGCGGCGGCCTTGGTTACACCATGGGCGATACCTTAACTGTCGTAGGCGGTACACCATCAAACGGCTACTCCGCAACGACGCTAACTGTAGACTCCGTTGACGGCTTCGGTAAGATCCTAACGCTATCGTTTCTCAACAACGCACCGTATGACGTGCTACCACCATATCCTGCTACCGTCACAGGCGGTACAGGCACAGGGGCATCGTTTGCGCTCAACTACCAGCCACAGGTGCTTCAGTTAGACGCCGGCGGTGGCACACCAGTAGCCGCAGCACAGTTGCGCATCACTGGTGTATCCGGCGGTGGCATCACCTCTCTACAAGTGGTGAACGGCGGCTCCTACTACGTGACACCTACTACCACTCCTGTAAACCTCCTCGGCGGAACTGGTGCCGGCGGTCAAGCCGCAGGCTTGCTGTTCGTCGCAGGCAACACTCAACCATGGGATACGGTTGCTTGGGATGTCATCGGATGGGATAGCGACGGCGAGACGGATACAACAATCACGACACTGGACGGTCTTGGCGATTATGCTGACAACCTTCATAACTTCGCTGCTATCGATCCAGAAGAAACCTTCACAGGTAACGGAGCTACAAAGGAGTTTACACTCACTACACTTGTACCTACCTACTTTATGTTTGTAGTAGTAGATGGCTTGGAGAAGCGTCGCAACATCGATTACTTCTTCATCGGTAATAGACTTGTGTTTATTCAAGCGCCATCGAATAATGCTACAATCAGCCTCTACACATACATTGAGGCAGGTGACCTAATCAACCCACAGGTCACTGCGGGTATCGCAGACGAGATGGTACCATTGGATCCGCGTGAGAACCTCGTGCTTGTAGCAGATCACCAGATCGTACAGATTACAAACCCAGGCACAGGTTACACCGAAGGAGACCTGCTAACAGTAGTTGGAGGTACGGGAACACCAACGACCCTTCGCGTGCTACCAGACGGCGCTCCGGGTGGCACCATTACTCGTGTAGCAATCGAAACCGAAGGTTCTTACACCGTAGAGCCAACATATCCAGCAGCCGTTACAGGCGGTACAGGAGCAAATGCGCAGTTCGGTATTCTTCCATCGTATAGCTTCCGCTATCACTACGACACGGCACAGGGTACGACCTATCTACGCAACGCCGATAGCAAGAGCACACGTCTTGCTGTAGCAATCGGCATGTATGATACTATCATCCCGGTTGTCAATGCCGCAGTTCTCGAAGAGCAACCAACGACGATCAATGAACCAAACGTTGCGTGGATCGGCAACGAGCGCATCGAATACTACGGTATCGACACCACCAACAACCTGCTCACCGCAGTTAAGCGCGGTACCAAGGGTACGCCACTGGCTGCCCACCCAGCAGGCACGAAGGTGTTTGACGGCGGTCCAGATCAGGAAATGCCAACCCCAGAAATCTACTGGGTCAACTCCACCACTACTTGGTACTCCGGTTCTCAAGGTCAGTGGAGAGACAACGGCGACGGCTTTGCTTACTTCAGTGATCTAACAAACAATGCCTTCTCCACAGGAACCAATGCGCGTCTCAAGGATACGCTAAAGATCACCGGTACCAATGCGGACGGCAAGTATTTTATCTATGGACGCATCGCAGTAGGCGAGCTATCCATCGTAGACATTACTGCGGCAGGTACGGGTTATAGCGTAGGCGATCCGATCCTCGTCACCGGCGATGGATCGTTAGGAACAGCCGAGGTTGCGCTGGTAGGACCATTGGGCGAGGTGCTACAGATTCGCATCACGAATCGCGGATCAGGCTACACTTCCGCAACTCTCGATCTCACTGGCTTCGGTGACGGTAACGCTACCGCAACAGTGGTCACTAACCGTCAGGCGCTGATCCTATCGTCCCCGAGCCCAAGGTACACACCTTCTGGAAAGCTCGTCGGCGTCGACGGCATCACTTGGCAGACCGATAACAGAAACAACGGCGGCTTGTATAACTCTACGACAGCACCGGCTCTGTTCTTGTTAGAAGAACCAGGCAGCGCACTGCCTAAAGTGTAAAGTACGTTTTAATGAAGTATGATAAATAGTTAAGATGAAAACTGAAAAGACTGAAAAGAAGCAAGAAAAGAAACCAAACGAAACCTTAAACGGTCGAGCGGACGAATTTCTTGTTATTCGAGATAAGAAGACCAAGACCCCGATCGTAAAGACCAGAGGATAACTATGTTTGACAAGATGTACAACTTCGCTGAAGGACACATAACCATTCGAGACAAAGCCACCGGCGAAGTGCTCGTAGACAAGGCTAACGCCATTCACTACGGCAACATAGCTTGGGCTATCACGAATGCACTCGCAGGAGACACCGCAGGTCACATCACCTACATCGTGTTTGGATCCGGTGGAACATCGGTGGATAGCGCAGGCAACATAGCATACCGCTCTCCTAACACGTCAAACCTTCAAGACCCAGCAGCGCAGCCATATCAGCCGACCTTCTGGAAAGCGTTCGGCACCTCAGGTGCAACGCTCGAGACGGTTCCTGGTACTGCAAACTTTTCAGATCTCAAGGCAACGGTCACAATCGCCTTCGGCGAGCCGGATAACGTTTTCCCAGAGATTCTTCAAGACACCATGGATCGCGCCGCCACTACCAACGATACCTACGTATTCGACGAGATCGCCCTGTACACTGGTACAACAATGGGCGACCTCGGTACCCTTGGTGTAGGCGATTCCTTTGCGTTTACACCTAATGGAAGAATGTTAACGCACGTTATCTTCCATCCGGTACAGAAGGCAACAAATCGAGAGTTAGAGATCGAGTATACCATTCGCGTCCAAATGGGACCGTAATTGGTGATAAATAAGTAAGCATTTAACAGGAGTTATTAGACAATGCCAGCATATAATATTAACAAGTCCAATGGTACACCGGTTACAATTCCGGAAGGTGCTATTGATACGCAGTTTGATATCCCGCTGGTTGGCCAGAACGCCACCAATTACGGTGATGACGTTGCGCAAGCATTCCTCCGTCTTTTGGAGAACTTTGCGAACGCATCGGCACCTACATTTGGTTCGGGTCGTACAATCGGTCAGCTATGGTATGACACTGCCAATACACAATTGAAGGTTTGGAACGGAGCAGCATGGGATCCACTAGTCGTAGATTCCGGTGGTCTAACCGTCACAGGCGACATCCTACCTGACGCCGATAACGTAAATGACCTAGGTTCGCCTGGCGCACGTTACGCAGCGATCTATGTCAACAATGCCCACGTTTCGGGAACATTGTTTACGACAGCAATTTCCGCTGGTAGCAACGCTACAGCAGGAACAATCGAAGGCGACTGGACGCTAACAGCAGGCTCTACGCTACAAGCAACATACGCCGACTTAGCAGAGCGCTATGAGGCAGATGCTATCTATCCTGCCGGCACCGTTGTAAAGATCGGTGGCGAAAAGGAAATTACAGCAACAACCTCTGCTGAAGACACCGACGTCTTTGGTGTTATCAGCACAGCTCCGGCATTTGGTCTAAATGCCGCAGCAGGCGACAGCGACTCGCATCCTTACGTTGCAATCGCTGGACGAGTTCCTGTGCGTGTTATTGGCTCGGTTCGTAAGGGACAGCGCCTAGTTACAAGTGACGTTGCGGGCTTCGCAATCGCAGTAAGCAATGTTACAAGCGTATCTCCATATGCTGTAGTAGGTCGCGCTCTTGAGAACAAGACCACAGAAACAGAAGGTACAGTATTAGCAGTAGTGGGAGCTAGATAATGCCTTACGGTAGCGGTAATATAGTTACGGCTGCGGACTTCAACGCAATCGCAGCCGACGTCAACGAGATCTACGCGGACATTTATCCGGGTAGCACAACAGAAAGCACAGCAAATAATGGATACGGTCAAACTCCTGCCGTAGCCACTGTTGCTGCGAATGATACAATTACCGCTGCACAATGGACGGCCTTATTTGGCGCGATTGATAGGTGTGCAACACATCAAGGCACAGCAAAGACAACTCCTGCTTCTGTGTCTGTAGGCGCACTAATTGATGCTCGAGCACCGTTTAATGTTCTGCTCAATGATGTAACAAATATTCGTACTAACAAATTAAACGCGGATGCAGGTCAAATGACTATAACGTCGGGCGGAACGTTCGGTACTAGCACAAGAACTACTTCGTGGTCAGGACCTATTCAGCACGTCTGGGACGTTATTTTTACAAACTGGAATCAAGCAAGATTCTTCTTTAATGCCGGTGGACAGATTAGAATTGCTGCGTCTAGAACCGGCGGCTCGTCTAATAACCAAAATACAAGCATTACCAACATGCTTTCTGGTATGGGAACAATTGTGTTTGACCATACACAGACGACTAGAACAGGCGCTGGTGGTACAGCAACGGCAATAGGCTTTTATAATCTAACTGGATCTTATCAGACTATCTTTTCGACCGCAGGAACAGGTGCCTATACTGGCGACTCGTATGTACTAGCTGCATATGTAATTTCCGGTCCAGGCGGATCTGGAACCATTCGTTTCCGCGCTACAATTTCGCAAACAAACGACGGATCAGTAAACACGCTGCCAGACGGAACTCTATCAAATCTAGTGGATACAAGAAGGGCAACAGGCGCACTAACAATTACAGCACCATCGTATTCGTTGGTCACAGCACTAAGCTCAGGCGCATAACCTAAAATTCTTGTCCTCCGTTATCTCCCTATATAAATAGTAGGCACACAACGCTTACGTGGAGATAATCATGGATAATGAAAAGCTAGAGAAAGCTCTAGAGTTCGCCAATTATAGAATCACTCTCAATACACAAATTGAACAACTGAAGGCAACAACTAAGAATCGCCTAATCCTAGCAAGGAACGGCGGCTTCTTTACTTGCTCGCCCTCGCTTGTGTCCTTCATTAATACGCTAGTGGAACAGGGCGTTGAATCTACTGCTCTATTAGATGATAATGAAACACCTGTGCGTATCGAGAACCTTAAAGAATTCCGAGATGAGATGCTAAACCGTTATCAAGAAACGGTAAATGCATACTTCAAAGATTACGAGAAATTGCGCCGTTCGCGTAAGGTAAGATCTATAGTCGAGCTGGACGATGTCGAAAAATAATTCTAAGGGCGTATTAATATACGCTCATAATAACGAAGAGATCGACTATGTTAAGATTGCCACCGCAAATGCGTTGATGGTAAAGCATAATCTCGGCGTCCCGGTTGCGTTGGTCAGCGACGAGTCCACTGTTAGATGGGCAAAAGAATCTTTGCCCATATTCGAGAAGGCGTTTGATACAGTTATTACACATAACCGCGATTGGGTGTATCAACAAAAGAATCAAAGAGTTTTTAGAGATACAGTACACAAGTTTTCTAGATTGCCTTTCTACAATTGCGACCACTGGGAGGCGTATTGGCTAACTCCTTACAACGAAACACTTTTTATAGATGCTGATTATCTCATCATGAGCGACGCTCTGGGTAAATGCTGGGGTAGTAGGCACGAGTTCTTGATTAACTCTAACTTTGAAGAATTTATTCCTGAGAAGCGCTCAGAGGAAAAGAGAGTAGATCCGTTTAGTATCAAGATGTACTGGGCCACAGCTATGTATTTTAGAAAGAGCGAATTAGCAGAATCGGTTTTTACAATTGTAAGAAACATCTTCAACAATTATCAATATTACTCGGACCTGTACCAATTGCCTACAGGAATGTTTAGAAACGATTTTGCATTCTCGATTGCGGTACACATGATCAATGGTATGAAAGAAAATAATCATGGCATCAACTCCTTGCCGCAGCCTATCCTGTATAAATTATTTGATCGAGATGATATTTATAAAGTAAAAGGAATCAATGACCTAATCGTATATATGGAACATCCCGATAAGCAAGGCACATATATCCTCAACAGGGTGAGAGACACAGATGTTCATGTCATGAATAAGTGGGCGATTAGTAGAGTCGCTGACGAGCTCATTCGAGTCTACGGAGGTTCCAATGAGTAAGGGCTATATAGTAATCGCACAGAACACAGAAAAAGAAGATTATCTTCGTCAAGCGTATGCGCTAGCATTAAGTATCAAGTCCACACAGTCTATAGTGAATAGTATTACGGTAGCAACCAATGATGATGTTCCTGAGAAGTATCGTAGGGTTTTTGATAACATAGTACCTATTCCATGGACAGATTCTGCGAAAGAATCTAAATGGAAGATTGAGAATAAATGGAAGTATTACTATATGTCTCCGTACGACGAGACTGTAATACTAGATACAGA